ATACCGCCACCGCCACCGCCGCCGCCAAACATACCGCCTCCGCCACCGCCACCGCCAAACATACCACCGCCAGATCTTACGGGATCAGAGCCTCTTCCTTTAAGAAAATCCTCTATTAATCCAATTTTACTTTGACCTGGGTTTCCACCAAACAAGCTGCCAAGACCGCCACTATTTGATAGACCGGCTAAATCACTACCTACTAAATTTCCAGAGGCATCCATTAATCCAGAATCAAGCATTTGTTGATAGTCAAGTATTTGTCCATCTACTGAGTATGTTCCGTCACCAACAGCTTCAATAGTTGGTTGACCTTGACCGCCCATCATATTACCAAAAAGTCCTACACCATCTTTACCAGGCATAACGTATTCATAACCTTTTCCTACTGTATTTCCAAAAAGACCTACGCCATCTTTACCTTTAAAAAGAAACTCGCCTGCTTTGTCTTTTAAACCACCAATACCACTGCCTAAATTTCCAAATAAACCTACGCCATCTTTACCTTTAAACAAAAATTCTTTTGCATTACCAAAGAAATTGCCGCCTGTTTTAGTTGCTGCACCGGCTCCTTTACCTAAGCCTCCAATACCTCCAGCTAATTTACCTGCTCCGTAACTCATAACCCCAGATTTCAAAGCATCTTTCCAACTACCGCCACCTAATTTGGTTGTAAGTCCAGATATACCAGCAGATAATAATGGTCCTACTCCTGGAATAAAGTTAGCCAAAGGCCCAATAACAGGTGCTACTTTTTTTGCTACTTTTTTTAAACTTTTACCTAATTTTTTAAGGAACCCAAACTCAGCCATACCTGTAATTGGGTTGATAGACATTCCTTCACCAACAGTATATTCATTTGGATCTAGTCCAGCAGACATCATTTCTTGTTGTATTATTCTTTGAGTTGCTGGAGAGATAACTGGAGGAACTACCATTTCCCCTGGTGCTACGTGGGCAAGCATGCTGTCTTCGTTTCTTCCTAGACCTGCTATGCCTTTGCCTGAGTTGTCTATTCTATTCATGCTGAAATTATTCCTCTGTACATTTTAACCAAAATACCAATAGGTACCTATCTCCTGATTCTACTGCAAGTCCTCTATGCATGTGAGTAAAACTCGGAAAAATTAGAGCGTGGCCTGTAGGTAATGGTTGAACTGTACCACGTTTTAAAAACTCAGTTCCACCACCTTTGTACTTTCCAGTATTCAAAGGAACTACCATACTAATATCAGCACTTGCATCATGATGCCAGGCGCCTTGTTTTTTATCCTTTAAATTATAGTTAGCTATTTGTATTCCACCACTGTCTATATGGCGATTCCAAATATTTAAAAATATAGGATTTCCTATAGTATATATTGTTTGCATTAAAGATTGGAAGATTTGAGGACAATTATCTTGAAAAGTTATTTCTGGTATTTGCCGTAAATCATCCTCTTCTTGATTGGGTTCAAACCCAAAATGATCTTCTAGGTGTTTCATTTCGTCTAGCAATATGTCACAAAACTTTTCTGAAAAAAAAGGCACTGTGTATACATCTTTTACTGGTTCTTTAATAATTTTATCTAACTTGGTTTTTTTTCTTGGGGTTGTTCCGCCGTCTTCGTAGAAACTTACTATAGGTTTTATAGACTCTTTTACTGCTTCAAAAGTATCTTTTTGTATGTACCAATCGCTTGGATAGGTAAGTAAAAGGTTTTGAGGTTGGTATTCTTTTTCTAGCTGTACCATCTTTCAACACCATATCCTGTTATGTTGTCAGTTACATTTACAGAAACATTGCCATCAGTAGTAACAGTTATTTTGCCTAATTCAGCTTGCATCTCATAACCAGTATCAAGACCTCTCTTTTCAATATCAAGCCATCTATTTCCTGTGTACACTTGCAGAACATCTATACTGGTATTCCATATAATACTACCTGCATTAAATTGCAAAGTATTTTTATCTGTTTCATTTATTTGACGAATATTATCTGTATCTACTGCGCCAAGATTTATTTCTAGTATTCTAACTAACCTGTTAAATAAATCAGGAGTAACAGTGTCACTTGCTATAGGTAGCTGTGTTTGTAGTAACTTACTCATCGTCTACCGTCTGGTTTTATATCAATACGTGTTGCTCCTAGCCTCCACCCAATAGATAAATTACCATTATTTACAGCATCGTCATTTGACTCAAATCTTAATACTATCTGTCTTGACCTACACCGTACAAAAACTTGTTGAGTAGAAGAAGTTACTGCATTAGTTGAATTAATTGCAAGAGAATCCCCAGGGTAGTTTCTTGTTTTTAAAACTATATTTACATTACCATTATTTTCATCTTGGATAAATTTATAATCTGGTATTATTCTTTTTAAGAAAGAAAATTGCTCACCGTCTCCTATATCTAAATCAGAACTTTCTATAAAAACATTAGTCATGGGAGATCCGTCATCATCAAAGCCTGATTCTTGTTTATATAACAAACCATCGCTTGTTGCTCTGGGATAATTAACAATACCAGAGTCAAGCCAGGCAGTTCTTGATAATTCTCCGTAGAACCAAATGCCCTCTACATAGTTGTACATTACATATCTATCTACTTCTGACACACTGCTAGAGCAATAAAACCAACCTACTTCACTTTTATCTTTTATGGTAAAAGCATTTATTTTAAATGACTGCCCAAGGTTTATATCTCCAAATACATAGTTATGAACTGAACATGGCAAAGTTGAAACACTACCATTATATGAATAGAAGTTGTTATAACTCATCCAGTAGACACCATTAGGAGTTGTAATTGCAGCCTTTGGCCCTATTAGGCCTGTACCCTCATTTATTAAATTAATACCAAAGGTAAACGGTGGCCCTATAAATTGCATACTATATAAAGCTGTATCAGTCCAAACCAATACTTCTTGTCTTGCTTTCACTCCACCAATAATAGATGAACCAGATGATAGCCTTAGTGATCCTGCTGTGTTTGTTGATAATGGCTCAAAGTCTAAATCGTTTTCTTGATCACTAAATGCTATTAACATAGGATCTACGGCACCAGTCCTAGAAGATCCAGATATAGGATCTGCACCTAAAATAATTAAATGCCTATCTTTTTCTGATGTAATAACTTGTAAACCCTTCGTAGGTACTAAGTTTGCTCCTGATATTCCAGATAATTCAAGAGCTCTTACGTTAACTCCATTATTTTCTGTCCATTTAAATATTCCAGCAGCTCTTTGGTTAATTATTAAATTTTCGCCAAAGTTATCATGCGTCCATATTCTTAACTGATTTGTTTCACTAAGGGCAGAAATACTACCAAAGGTTCCTTCGCCCCAACTATTTGCACTCCAACCACTACCAGCAACATAAACATCTAAACCAACATGAACTTGATAGGCTCCTACAACAGATGAACCGCCACTATTACTATCAGATGAATTAGCAGTTACAGTAGTCCCTGATGTATCTTTGGCTGTAATTTTGTAACTGTTTGCATTGACTATGGTATTTATTTGATACTCTTGATTTAAAACAGCTGCTGTAATACTGCCACCTAGTGTAGCTGCACCGCTAAATGTTACAAAATCAAACTGAATTGCACCATGAGATGTGTCTGTAACGGTAATTGTTGCATCACCATTAGCAACTTTAGCAAATGTTACATCTCCGGCAGAAGTTGTAGATCTTATAGGTGTTATGTCATTGAAAGAAGAACCAGCCTCTATGTAGTATTTAAAATGCGTTCCAAGTCCTAAAAACTTTGTACTTTCAAGAGAAATCCAAGCATGTAATGCTCTTGCAGTACCTAGATAGGTATTTGATGTTTCTCTCTCCCAGCCACCAAATTTCTCTGGCCTACCTTTTCTAAAACGCACAAGATTACAGTCAAACCATCCTCCTTCGTTATCGTAGGCTGTTCCTTCTCTATTAATGCCTGGTTTAAATATTATCTTCTGCAAAGGCATCGTTATACCTCATGCCATTCTTTATTTTCAAACAATAGAGCTTCGGCCTCACGTCTGCGTATCAAACCTTCTAAAACCACCCCAGCAGCTTTATTCCATCTTTTGATTTGAGCAGGCACATCTTCGTATGCTCCATTATTTAAAACCTTAAGCATTGAACTGCTTTTAAGGTTATTTGGCCCTAAATTAAATACCCATGATACTAAAGAATCAAACTGATTTTGATTTAAATCAACAGTCACATAGTCGTTGATATACCCTTCATACTCTTTCATGTCTTCTTCTAGAATTTTATCTGCTTCTTGTTGAGTTACTAAGTCTCCTTCTTTAACACCAGCAGTGTGACCATATCCTATAGTCCATACGCCTGCTGCGCATTTGTATGCGTTGTATTCGCATCCTTCAAATTTTTTAATTAGCGATAAGCCTTCTTGTGATATGTTCATATCTTTACTCCTTTTTTTTTGTAGTAACTGTTCTATAATACACAACAACTTCTTTAAGTTCATTTATATACCTTTTTAATTCTTGCATGTTATAAGCCATAATTTCATAATCTGGTATTGTCATTGCTAAAAATACCAACTCGCCTTCTTGTTCTTCTATCCTTGCTAATTGATCTTCCCAGTTATCAGGAGTTATTACAATCCACATAGGCTCTTGCAAATCAATCTCTCTAGGCATGACTGGCTGCACTATTTTTCTTTCTAGCGGCTTTGCTGTAACTTCTATTTCTTTACTGGGAATTAGGCTGCAACTGCAAACCATCATCAAGAGAGTCAACTGTACCGCTAAGTTTTTCGATTTCTTCCATAATATGTTTTGTACCATTATTTATCTTCCTTTCCATTTTTATTGGGTCTGCAAGAATTTTTGCAGATAGTTCATAGTTCTGTATAAATTGTGTATATCTATTTAACTCTCTTTGTGCTGCTTGGCTTTTAATACTTAACTCATTTAATTGTCCTGTTTGTAACTCAAAGTCTTCTTGTATAGATTTGATTGCTTCTTCTTGTGTTGCTATAGCTCCTTCTAATAAAGCATTATTTGTAGTAAGTGTTTTGTTTTCATTGAATAAGTAATAAGAACTAAAACCTAAAACTAATATTATTGCTATTAAAAATTGTTGCATTAAAGTTCCTCGATAATGTAATTAAGTCCACCTGAACTACGATACTCTATTTCTCTATTTTTTTCGTTACGAAATTTTAAATGATTCTCTTTTTGAACAATTATCTTTTTTGTTATGTGTACCGTATCATCTGAGTCTCCGTACTCTTTATTAAAAGATACTGTAACTTTATAGCGTCTCCATATATGGTGTAAAACCCAGTGTATGCCTAATTTGATAATGTTCTTAATTTTTTTCATACGTATAAATTTCTAATGCTTTCGCTTTACCTTTAACTTTTATAGGTTTCAATAATTTTAACTTAAATTTAGACTTTTGTTTAGTGTTTTGACCTATAATTAAATCTTTCCCCACCTCTTTAGTAGAACTTTCAAGTCTTGCTGCAGTATTAACTGCGTCACCAATAGCTGTGTAATCAAACCTTGAGTCACTGCCCATGTTTCCTATAATAGCGTCACCTGAGTTTATACCTATGCCGATAGCTATACTAGGTAGTCCTTCCTCTACTAATTCACGGTTTAATTCAATCATGTTTTTCTGTATTTCTAAAGCACATTCAATAGCCTTATCTTCATGCTTATCAAGATCTATAGGAGCATTAAATATAGCCATCATGGCGTCACCAATATATTTATCAACCATTCCTTCATATTTTTGTACGGCTGACTGTTGAGCTGTAAGTGCTTTATTCATTATGTATGTTACCTGTTCCGGTTCAACGCTTTCACTTAGTGAAGTAAACCCTCTTACGTCAGTGAATAAGAAAGTAGCATATCTTTTTTCACCGCCTAGTTTTAATAGCTCTGGGTTTTTCTGTAGACGTTTTACTTGACGTGGATCAAGGTAATGTTCAAACTGTTTTTTGATTTGTAAACGTAACTTAAACTGTTCTCTAAACCTAAGGTAAAAAGCTATTGATGCAGCAATAAACTCAGAAATCAAAGTCCATGTCACATCAATCAATAAACCTTTGTTAATCAAATAATAACCTAACCCAGCGGTACTAACTAAAACCAACCCACCACTAATAACTCCGGTACTTATACCTAGCAACTGTAATATAAACCAGACTAATAATACACCTACAGTAAATATCAATAACTCTAAAGCTAAAGCCCAGTCAGGTATGTATG